GAAGAAAACAAATTCCCCTTGACCTAGAAAAAGGATTAAAAGATCCAGCAGAAAATATTTCCTATGGTGCTCCAAGTACACGAGAAATAGCAGGAGAAGTTGGTAGACTTCCCTCTTATGATCCTAAAGTTGTTTCAAGTTTACGAAGAAGGGCTACTAATTTAAGAAAGAAACGGGATGCTTTTAGAGATGAAGCTGCACAAAGAGTTATTGAAATAACAGATAGAGCACCTACTCATCCTTATACTAAACTATCTGCTCCACAACGAGCTGATGCAGTTGAAGCACGAGATTTAGTATGGGAAGAATTAAGAGGAACTCCTAAATTTCAGAAATACATGCAAGATAAAGCAAAATTACAAACAGAAATAAATGATAAAACTCCCGGCTTAATGGAATTTGATCAATATACTAGACCACAACGAACTATAGATAGACCTAGAAAAGCTCTTCCTAAACCATATCAGTTGGATCTTAACCTACCACCTACTATAAGACAGTCAAATTTAGAGCAAGCTATGAAAGAAGGTAAAGTAGATTTACGTAATCCTGCAATGGCAAAGCAATGGGCAGACGAAGCTCCAGAAAGAAGAGTAAGGGAATGGGTTATAAATAGTTATGAGTCACAAGTAGAAAGAGCTAGAAAAACTAAAGGGATATATGAATCAAATAAAAAACTAGCTAAAATACAAAATGAGGCTGCTGATAGATTAGATGCTATTGATGCTGGATTTACAAAGAAGAATAAAGCTGGAGAAACTGTACCTGATGTATCAGCATGGAAAAAAGCAGGAAGTCCTAAACCAGTTGACCCATTAGATAAAGATCGAAGAGTATTTCCTAAACGAAAATTAGTAGACTCGTTTAAAAAGGGACGTAAGATTGTTAATAGGAAAAAAGGTGGCATTATCAAGAAACCCAGAGGTTGGGGTGCTGCCAGATATGCAGGAAGATAGGAGATTACTATGGTAGGAATGTACATTGTTAAAGGTGGAAAAAGGATTTTATCTAAACATAAAGATGATGCAGCCGAAAAACTTTTACGATCTGGAAAGGCTAAGACACCTGAAAAGGTTATGGAAGATCTAGATGCAGCTATACAAAAGTTGACAAAGCCCGGAATAAAAGTTGTTGTTCCATCAGGATCACGTAAAGCTAAACCACTTCCTACAAAAGAAGCTAATGCATTAATAAAGCAAGGAGAAGCACAAGCTGGCAGTACTGTATTAACTCAGTTAAGAAAAGCTGTTAAACAAACACAAACTAAAAAAGCATCTGGTGGTAAAGTTAAAAAATATAAAGAAGGTAGAATGATAGGAACTATAGTACTACCCAAAAAACCTATAATTAAACCTAAAGGTGTAGGTGCTGCTAAAAAAGGTTACGGTAAAGGATATAAGAAATAATGCCATTTAAATCAAAAGCTCAAAGATCTTTTATGTATGCTAACCATCCTAATATAGCAAAGAACTGGACGAAAAAGCATGGTGCAGCTATACAGAAAAGTAAAGGTAGTACGTTAAAAACAAAAGGCAAAAGGAGAAAAATATGAATCGTATTATAAATAGATTTAAAGAACCATCATCTTATGCTGCATTGGCAGGTGTTCTTGCTATGATTGGTATTTCCGTACCAGTTGAACTATGGCAGAATATAGTTATGCTTGCATGTGGAGCATCAGGTGTAGTAGGTTTCTTTATGAGTGAAACGAATCATACTCATGGTAAAAAAAAGTAAATGTTAACCAACAAAATATACCTCTGTACTTAACAGGAGTAAGTAATGGCAACGTCAGGAACATTTAACTTTAACTTAGATATAGATGAGGTGATCCAAGAAGCTACGGAGATGATTGGGGGTGAACAAACCCTTGGTCATACTCCTGCTTCTGCCCGTAGATCTATTAATCTGATGTTGAAGGATTGGCAGAATAGAGGTATTCTTCTCTGGACTACCTATACTACATTGGTAACTGTTGCTACCAGTACCACTTCCTATGCATTGGAAAGTAATACGTTGGATGCTTTGGAAGTAGTATTACGTAGAGATAATACAGATATACAACTAGAAAGAATTAGTTTTGAGGAATATCAGATTATTCCAAATAAAACTCAGACAGGTAGGCCAAGTCAGTTTACGGTAAAAAGAAATAGAGATAATCCAACTGTTCTAGTATGGCCCATACCTGAGAATAGTACAGATATTTTAAATATAGAAGGAATACGAGAACTGGAAGATGTTAATAAGTCTGCTGATCAGAATGCAGATCTTCCCAAGAGATTCCTTCCACCCCTTACATGTGGACTTTCCTATTATCTTTCGATGAAAACTCCTGGTGTAGATCCAACTAGAATAGGAATGTTAAAAGGAAACTATGAAGAATTACTACAAAGAGCATTGGAAGAAGATAAACAACGAGCTAGTATGTATATTGTACCTCATTTAAATACGGTGTAATATGGCTAGTAATAAGAATGCTCTAGCAATGTGTGATACATGTGGATTTGTGTATGCACATAGAGTTATGAAAATGAATAGTTATGGGATGCTGGTATGCCCACAAGATTATGACGGTCAGTATGACCTGAAGAATCATCCTCAGAATAAAGTACCTGATGTTAGAGACAACCCGGCAATACGTAACCCTCGTCCTGATGATGGTGGCAGATTTATAGATTGGCAAAACTGCACCAGTAATTGGGATTCAGAAGATAGATGGTGGCAAACGATATGAGTACATTAACAGGAAGACAAATATCAGATACATATAAGCAGCTAATTAAACTGGCTGTAAGTGCCAATGCTGGTGTCTCTGCTGATCTTACACAGATACAAACAGGTGATGGTACAAATATAGCTTTTCAGTTAGCAACTGGAGCAGCCAAAGCAACAGGTACATTTGGAGTAGACGGTAATGCTTCTGTATCTGGTAATATACAAATAGGTGGTACAGTATCCATTGATGGTGCCAATGTTGCAGCACCTAATGCAAAAGTATGTGCCTCTGCCTTTTACGGTGATGGTTCCAATATTACAGGTGTTAATTCCAGTGTAGGTGGGAATGTCTGTGTAGGAAATATATCCGTAGTAGGTAATGCATATGTAAGTGGTACATCCCAATTCGTAAGTAAGGTAGAATTTGATGACGATGTATGTGTAAGTGGTAACACTGTACTCGTAGGTAACTTGGCCGTAGGTGGAACTACCACCATAACAGGAGCCGTTAGCCTTGGAAGTACATTGGATGTAGCCGGTAATGTATCGGTAAGTGGTACATTTAAAGGAACAGGTGCAGCCACCTTTGCCTCTACAGTTACCGTATCAGGTGATGGTACATTCAAGAAAGATGTATCGGTCAGTGGTGATGTCAACATAGGTACAAATCTTGCCGTAGCTGGTACAGCCACCATAGGTGGAGCTACCAGTATAGCAGGTGCTCTTAGTGTAGGTGGAGCCACTAACTTACTTAGTACATTGACCGTAGTTGGTAAAGCTGAATTTGACGATGACGTATGTGTATCAGGAAACTCAGTATTAGTAGGTAACTTGACTGTAGGTGGTACAGCCACTATCGGTGGTGCCGTAACAATGGCAGATTCCCTTGGAGTTGGTGGAGCTTTATCCGTAGTTGGAAATGTATCTATGGGTGGTAATCTAAATATAGCAGGAACTGTTACCATAGCAGGTACAGGTATACAAGCAGCCAATGCAAAGGTCTGTGCTTCTGCATTCTACGGTGATGGATCTAATTTAACGAATGTTCCATCTTCCGGTAATGTTTCTGTTTCAACTTTACGTGTAACAGGTAATGTTACGATTGGTGGTACTCTTAGTGTAGCAGGTGCCGTTAATTTCCTAAGTACAGCTACTGTATCTGGAGCCACTGGTTTCCTGAATACGGTTCGTGTATCAGGAGCAACATCATTAGCAAGTACTCTTGATGTAGCAGGTAATACATCTCTTGGTGGTACACTGGCACAAACAGGTATAGCTACTTTTGCTGCCAAGGCAGAGTTTGACGATGACGTATGTGTATCAGGTAATACAGTTCTAGTAGGTAATTTAGCAGTAGGTGGTACTACAACTATAACAGGTGCAGTTAGTCTTGCCAGTACATTAAGTGTAGGAGGGGCAGCTAATTTTGCATCTACTGTCACAATAGCAGGTACAAATGTACAGGCTGCAAATGCAAAGGTTTGTGCCTCTGCTTTCTATGGTGATGGATCTAATCTTTCAAATGTTCCTGCTGATATTACAGGTAATATATCAGTTAATAATGCTACTATAGGTGGAAACTTATATGTAGGTGGTACGGCAACTATAGTTGGTAATACAACTCTGACTGCCAATCTTGGAGAAGGTGGTACATTTACAGTTGTAGGTAAGGCCGAATTTGACGATGATGTATGTGTAAGTGGTAATTCAATATTAGTTGGTAACTTAACAGTAGGTGGAACGACTACTATCGGAGGTGCTGTAAGTATAGCAGGTGCTCTCAGTGTAGGAGGAGCTTCTAATTTTGCTTCTACAGTTACAGTGGCAGGTGCAGCTACTTTTAAATCTACTGTAACGGTAGAAGGTGCTGCTGTTAAAAGTGGTACTCTTGAGGTAGCAGGTAATGCTTCTATAGGTGGTACTTTTATAGCTACAGGTGTAGCTACATTTAGTAATAATACTACTGTTGCTGGAACATTTGATGTAGCAGGTAATACATCTTTAGGTGGTACATTAACACAAACAGGTATAGCTACCTTTGCTGCCA